TTATCTGATCCTCTTGTTAATCCTGATAAAGTATCTGTTCCTGTAGTATTTGTTGTATAAGCAATACGCTCGCTGTCTATTAAGACTGTTCCAGATGCAGGCATACCTCCTGAATCATCTAATATAATACTAGTTGAAGAAGCTGTTAAAGCTCCATTTAGTGTGTTTGTAATTTCTCCAGCTACAGTACCACCCCAAAGACCTAGTCCCCAACCAGCAGCTGATGCCTCAACTGCAGGGCCTATTGAATAAAAATGTTGAACTCTTATTCCACCAGAAGTACTTGCCCCTGATCCAGATTCAGCGGATCCCATTTCAATTGTTAGTGTTGTTGAAGTTGGAACCGTTGTCACCATAAAATTAGTATCATCAAAATCACTAGAACTAAAATCAGAATTGGTAATAGCTGTAAAATTATCTAAACGAATAATATCATATTTAGATATATTATGATCAGATGCAAAAGTTAATGTAACAGTTGCATCATTTTGTGTTGTTGTAAATGCATTCGTTAATGTTGTCGTAGCTTTAATAGGAGTAATGTCATAGAAAGCTCCTCCAGAATACACATATAAAAATCTGTTTGTACCTAATGCAGCGTACTTAATTCCGCTAGCATTAACAAAATGATGTAGTGCTGTGTTTCTTCCAGTAAGAGTGTTATCTCCTAATTGAGCCCAACCTCCAATTTTTTCAGGAGTTCCATATCTAAAACGCACATAGTCCCCACTTCTCCATTGGCCTTCACCTCCGGTTGCGGTTACTTGTTTATTGAATCCTGGCTGAAAACGTAATTTTTGCAGCATAGCAATTTATCCTATGCCTTATGGTTTAGTCGGCCATGTCGCATTGTCACATTTTTCAACAGTATCTTTACCTGCTGGTAAATCTCTAAGATCCTGACGGTATTTTTTCATCTCATCAGATAGAGTTACATCAGATAAAGCATAGTAATCAGTTTCAGCTAAGAGTCTATTTCTTCGTTCTCTTAATCTATCTAAAGCTCTAGCAGGAGCAGCGTCTGCCCATGCTTTTTCTTCAGCGTCTCTGGCTGTTTCTTCTTCAGCCGTAAACTGAACTCTATTACCGTTTATATTATGATATCTTGGCATAGTTTTCCTCCTTTTTTAATTTATATATCATTTTTATTTAATTCCGTAAAGGCAGATATCGCCAGCGTCTATGGCGTCTGAACTCATCTTAAACTGTATTTCATCAATAGCTGATGTTGTATTAAAGTATCCAGCTATATAAGTTTCGTAAGAATAATCTCCACTATAATATATTTGTGTTCTTGCAATAAAATGCTTAACAAATGTGGTGCTACTTGGATTGAATAAATGCAAATAACCAACACCACACTCATCATTTCCATTACCAATGTTTCTAGTTATGTTTTGAAATGCTGTTCCTTGAGCTTGATCGTTTGAAGTATCATAACTTAAAAATGTATCATCATCTGCTTCGCTGTGTCCAGCTCTAAAAAAGGTAGAAGTAATTGTTTCATTATAACCACTACCTCCAGAAGCATTACCTTGAAAAGAAAGATAAACATTATCGGTTTCTGGATGTATATTATTAAAAGTAAATAAGTATTCTTTGTAAGTAGAGTCTAAGACAACATCACTTGTTCCATCAACGAAAGATATAGTATC